CTAACGACAAAAATATGGAGTTCAATGACATGATAAAAGGGCTCATCGATGGTATTGTGTTGCACGTGGTTGATGATTTTTTATATAAAAACGGTGATAATGTAACATATTTGGATAATTTAGGGAGAGGTATTAGTAACACGGTAAAGTTACTTTGGTTGGTATATTATAACAAACCAGATATACTTCTAATAGATGATATCGAGACACTAAGCTTGCACCCGAAAAGGTTACAAATGCTTCTTAAGTGGTTTATAGAATATATAAAAGGTAATAAATTGAAGGCAATGCTGTTTACCACAAATAGTGATGCATATGCTAATTTAGCAGAAGTTGATAAGGGCACAAAATTCCTGTTTGAGGGAACAAAATTCCTGTTGTTACAAAAAGATAATTATATTGTAATGAATAGAGAAGAAGTTTTAAATAGAATAGATTATGAAGATTTGAGGTACACAGCATTAAAGGATATGGGGTTTGGGCTTCATGAAATTTCATAATATTTAATTATGGGTTCACCCAACTCAGGTCCTTCAATTCTCTTTGAAAGCCAAGTGTGAGACCAAGAGAAGATTAATTAACGGAATTTCTTCCTATATGATATCCGCCATGTATTAACAATGTTGATAATAGTGTAAATAATATATCTACATAATTTTGGTTATTTAATAATTGTGGGTTTATAAATACAAATAATAAAGCTAAAGCAAAAATTGTTGCATGTACTATAAACACAATTATGTTAAACGTGTTATTTGAATTTGAATTTGACATGTTTATCAATTTTATATTCACTTTGGTATATTTATTTTTATAGGGTTATAATATAGGTGTATCATTTATTGTAAAAGTGTATAAAAAACAAGTTTTATAATATGTAATTTTTTGTTTGTAATATAAAGGTTAGTTTGATATAAGTATTAGTTTCCATTTGCCTCTTTTCTCTTTTCTTTTTCTTTGCATAATAAGTGTTTTTTCTAATTTTTCTATTTTATAATTTTTAAGAATGTCCTTTATAAATTCAAATGTTTTATCATCTATTTTTAGTAAAAATTTACCTTTTATTTGTGTGAGTATCTTGGCCATATCTTGCAAATCATTTATTGTAAAATCTATACCATAATATTCTTTTGAGCGAAATACAAAAGGGGGGTCTAAATAAAATACTGTTTCTTTATTATCATATTTTTTAATAACTTCTCTAAAATCTAAATTTTCTATTGTTATATCTTTCCATTTTTCGGCGATAGTAAATATATTTCTTATTTGTCTTTTATATTTTTTTGCTTCATTATTGTATGGAACAATTGCATATGAAAACCCTGATTTTGCGATACTATGGTTAAATGACGTGTTCATACCATAAAATAATAAAACTGATGTTTCTAAATCTCCTAAATTTTTGCTTTCTTTATATAATTCTCTAATAAATCTATGATAACTTCTGCCGTAGGGTAATAGCATTAGTAGTGGTGTTAATTTTTCAGGTTTTTCTTTTATTAATTTAAGAAGAGTCGTTAGTTTATCGTTAATATCATTATAAATGATATTTGTAAATTTTTCGCGGTTAATTGTTTGAGATATATAGCCACTACCGCCAAAAACTTCCACGAAAGTACATTTTTTATCACATAAATTAATAATTCTTTGCGTTAGTTCATTTGCGGTATAATAATCACCGCCGGGATATCCAAGTATTTTTTTTGTAGTTTGGCCACTTATTAAGCTTTCAATTTCTGCTCTTATTTGGTTCATATCTTTTCCTATATAATGTTTTTTCTTCTTTGTTTTTCCATTTTCTTGGTAAAGGTGAATAATGTAATTATATTTGTAGTTGCCTCTTTTTTCGTTTGATAAATAACCTTTTTGTCCACAAATTGGACAATCTATTTTCATAAGAATAATTTTGTTTAAGGCAGATTAAAATTTTACCGGTTTTAGTTGGTACATTAAAATTAGGTTTAATTGGTTTTCCCACAAAATTGGGGAAAAGGCCAAGCATTCTTTTTTAGTTTACAGTTTCGTTTTTTAAAAGGCTAAAAAGTTTTTAGTTTTTGATTGTTTTGTTATTAGTATTTTACGTAATGCTTTTTAACGGGTTTATTAATTATGTAATGTATGGTACAACTTTGTTTGAAAAATAATAGTTCATACCAAATTAATTTACAGCCAATTGTAAGTGCTATAAACAAACAAATACAACAAGATTTTTACCCTATTTGGGATATTGAAGCTATAATTTCGGCGGATCCCAATTGTGTAGGTTGGCAAGTTCTAATTGAAGATAATAGCGATGTGCCAGGTGCAGGCGGTTACCATGATGTTGATAATAATAATATACCTTATGCTAAAGTTTTTATAAACAGTTTTAATAATATGGGTTTTTCGTGGACTGTAGGCCTTTCGCATGAAATTTTGGAAATGTTAGCAGACCCATACGTAAATACATTATTAGCTGTATCGCCTTCTTTTTTATTTTCCAAATTTTATATGCAAGAAGTCGGTGACCCAGTTGAAGATTATTACTATGAAATTGATAATATACAAGTTTCTAATTTTGTTTACCCGAATTATTTTATACCTAATTCTAGTCCACCGTATGATAAACTAGGTATTTTAAAACAGCCATTACAAGTATCTCCAGGTGGGTATCAAATAGTTTTTAGTTGTTATATTGCCGGCGGTTTCCAAGATATAATGGGAGAAAAGAAAAAACAAAAAATGTGTCATAAACCGGCAATATTAAGGCATCATAAAAAGTTAAGAGAATTATTAGAAAAGTTATAATAATAAAATGCAAATTAAAAAATTAGGAAGAACAAGCAATAATGCACAGTGCTATATTCCTAATATTATATATACAGCCAGTGATAACCATGAAACTTAAAAACCAAAAATATTTTTAAGTGTCATAAGCCGTAAGTAATACGGTAAAACATGGAGTACGACCTGGGAGACATGGTATATAGTATAAAAGAAGAAGAAATATACAAAATCTTAATGAACACTATCAACTTTTCAACAAGATTCAAAATTTTATTTTACACTAAGCAAGACGTAGAAATATACGGTTACTTAAAAATAAGCGGTAAAATATTAAAGTTTGAAATGCAGTTTTACCACTCGTTTAATAATGATACTATCTTTGTTAATATAACAATAGGAAAAATAAAAATAACAAGGAAACTTGAAGAAGTGATGTAAATGACAATGAAAGTGGTCTCATTTAAAATTGACCCGGAAATGCTGGAATTATTAGATAGATATGCAAGTAAGCACAATATGGATAGGAGCGAAGTAATAAGGAGGGCAATAGATAAAATGATAAAAGATAACAACACTTATAATATAAAGGTTGAAAAATTTAAAATGTACAAGTAAGCAAAACTTAAAGGTATATTTTTTTTATATGTTGTAATTTAAAAAAGTGAACCGTAACATTTTGCTTTAAATTCGCAATGTTTACAAATAAAATTATTCACGCCCGGTACTTTTTTATAATCTTCAGCTTTTAAATACTCTTTATATTTCTTTATCCACTCAATCGCTTTTTTTGTTTGTTCTTCTAGCACTTTATCATCAATTTTGTACTGTTTTACTTCTTTTGTTATTCGATTCAAATATATAATATACACATTATTAATCTTGTAATTTTGCTTTTTTAAAATATAATAATAAAGTGCAACTTGGTATAAATGGTATTCTTTAATTTGGAAATATTGGGTTGCAATTGTTTTTAATTCAATGAGGTCGTTATTACAAATTAAGTCAATTCTTCCGTTAACTTTTAAATTTTCTATTTCATCATGTATTTCTATTTCAACTTGGCAATTTAATTTTTCTTTGAAATATTCTTCAATATGTTTATGTTGTTGTTCTCCTAAGTCTAAATAAATTTCATTAATTTGTTTTTCAAATTCAAATTTGCGAGAAAGATAACTCCTCCTAAAACATATTCCGATTTCGCTAGGAAAAACTACATCTTCCGCATATTTGCGTTTGAAAGACTGTTTTATTAAATCTTCGTAATTCATAGTTATCTTTCCTCTAAATTAGAAAATCTCATAAATTCTGTTATTTTCTTACAAATTTGTTCATTCGGTTCTTGGCCTATTTTTAAATCAACATCAAATGCTTGTAAAATTAATTGTACATCTATGGCTTGTTCTTGTCTTCTTGATTGTAAATTATCGCAAACAATATAATTTGTAATTTTATTAATTTTATCTTGGATAATTTCAACTAAAGCTTTTAAAATTGAAGGGTATAATACCCTTGAATTTATAATTTTATCATATGTTTTCTTAATTGCCAGTTGTGTAATATGTATTCTATCTAATATTGCAGAAGTGAAAATTTCATAATTATGTAAATAACCTTCAATATCAGGAGCTTCTAACTTGTTAATTATTAAACTATAGGGGTTACCTGCGTAAATTATTGGTATGCATTTTTGAATTGTTGCGGACTTTGATTCTGTTCCAGCGCCACGAGTCCAAACACAATTTTCAATTCCGGTTGATAAAGTTGAATTTATTGTATTTAATTCTTTTGAAGAAAAACCGCTTTTCCATGTTTGTATTTCATCAAAAATTAAACCGTTTGACAAAAATACTGCGCCATACATGTTATTTCTTGCATCGTAAACTAAATTTGCATATGTTGGAGCTTCTGTATAATACCGAAAATTAAAAACTTCTTGCAAAATCATAAAAGTAGTAGTTTTTCCGGTCCCTCTATTTGAAATTTCAATGTAGTTAATTTGCCTTTTTGTAATTGGGGACTTAAAAAGAGGCATTAAACGCGGTAAAGTTAAAAGTATATCATCTTGTTCCATTTTTTGCGGGTCATAACCAAAACTTTGCAAAAGTAGGGCATAAGTTTGGTGTTCTTGGTTTGCAAGTTCAAATAATTCTTTTGCAATTTCATAATTATTTGGAGGTTCAATTGAAAAAATATCGGAAATATACCAATTTGATGACCCTTTTTTTATTTTTACAAACATGTAAGAAGTAATTAAATTATAAAAATCATCCGGGTTATCGGCGATTTGATGTGGGTCAAATTCGCCGGTAAAGCCATTTTGAAACTTGGCAATTATCAAATCATCTTTTACTTTAAAGCTTGTTATTTTAGAAATAAATTTTATTTCGTGAAAATAGGGTAGGTTTGCATTAAAATATTGATAATCTACCCCACGTTTATAAGCTTTCAAAATTTCATTCTTTTTTGTTTCATCAATTTGCTTTTCTCCTAAAATAATATTGAGAATTCTTTCAGTATCGCGGGGGTTGTAAAAAAAAGTATGTAACTTTACCTTTTCTAGCCATTGAAACTGACTACTCATAAAAAAAATATTGCCTTATGACACTTTAAAATTCTTCTTCAACATTTTTCTTTCTAGGCTTTTTTGTTTCGTTATTATCATTATTTTCCAATTCTATTTCTTCTTCTTGTGGTGTATTACTATTTCTTGGTGTGAACTTTATATATTCATTTAAAACTTCCGCATATTTTTCTAGAAATTGGCCAATTAATAAAAAGTCTTCAGCGTCATTTGCAGTAATACCTATCTGTTTCCTATAATTATTTACACTATGTAATGTCATACTATACCTTATTTTTCCATTTTCCGGTATTGCGTTTAATTGTACTACTATTCGCTTTAAGCCCTTAATTTTTAGCACTCTTGTCGCTATCTGTCCTTTTTCTTTAGCTTCTCTTCCTAAGTTTTTTATTATTTCTTCGAGGGAAGCCATCTTCGACCTCCTAATTATAAATATATAATATGACAAATATAAATATATATAATTTCCTAACTAGAAAAGTGGGGGTAGAAAAAAAATATTTAACTTAAGTTAAAAAATATAGACCTTATTAATTTCGATAGTTTTACCTTATATTTTTTTGACAATTCTTCTAGTTTTTGGTAATACAATTCATCAACTGTTAAAAAAACGCGTTCATCGTATATGTCATAGGTGTCTTTTGGTTGGAATGTTTTTTCTCCATTGAAGATTTTATCAATTTCTTGTTTTATTAATTCTCTTTTTTCATAAAAAAACTGTTTATACTTTGCTGGTATTCTGAGTTCGATATATTTCATTTTCTTTCTCATAGTAGATATAAATTTGTATAACACTTAAAAAAGATTGTGTTTTATATTTTAGTGTCATATGTTTACTTTTTGGTGTGGACAGTAGTAAAGTTTTTAGGTATCATGATCTTTATTTTTTTACATATTTTGTTACTATTACCACTAACTATCAATTTTCAGATGTTATTCCTATTGTAAAAAAATTTAGAAAATATATCTATAATCATGATAAAAATGCACATTTTATAAGCGTAAAAGAATATACTACAAATTTTCACGGTTTACATTATCATGTTTTAGTTTTTACAAATAAACGGCTTGATTATTTTAAAATACATAAAAATATGCCAAGGCATGCAGATATAAATATTCAATTGGTTCCAAAAACAAAAAAAGATATAAAAAATGTGTACCTTTATATGAAAAAAAGTAAAAAATAAATTTATGCGTTTCTTCTTGTTAAGTACTCTTCAATAGCTTCTTCAATGGCACTCGTTAAAGTCATGTCCTTTTTGGCACAGTAAAGTTTTAGTCTTGTTTTTAAGTCTTTGTCAAGTTGTATACCAAATATTACCTTTATTTTTTCTTTTCTTTCTTGCATTGTTTCACCATATATTTATAAAAAGTATGACATATTTATAGCTTTTTATTTTTTAAATATTTTCATTCTCATTTTGGAGCATATATGGTACTCTTTCAGTTTCACCGCAAAAAACTACGATGTTGAACATATTACGGTTATAACGCCAATTTATTTTTATATGTTGTGGATATTTAAAAGCTTTAACAATATAATGTAAAATTCCTATACCTTTTTTCTCATATTTCTTTTTTGTAATATTCATTTTGATTTTTATAGACACTAAATTTTCATATTCTAAAACCATATAATCATAAACATAGTCGGGATAACGCATTTTCAGCCAATTAAAGAGCTGAAATGTGTATTTTTTACATTCAAGTTTAACAATTTCATCCATAATTTATGGTTATGTTTTTTGTAATTAAATGCTTTTCTTCCAGTTCCAAGATATGGTAAATTATAGGTATGTATATTGGTAGTAACTAGTACAATTACAACTAGGCATATAATAAATATTAGGAATATAGTACTGCGTGTTTGTTATTTCATAGCGAAAATATTTTTTAAATAAAAGACCAAAATCACAAATTTTGCGGGCTATATATAATATATTAGGAATATAGTGCTGTGTACTTGTTGTGTTACATTGAAAATAGTTGTTATTAACAAATAAGTAAAATTTAGTTATTGATAGTTTTTAAAATGGCTAATTACAATAAAAACAATACATATACATAATATTATATATACACCGTGTCAATTTTTATTTTAGAAAAATAAGATTATAACTGGAGAAACATGGCAAAGGGAAGAACACCTAGGTCTTACTCACAAAGGTTTTCGAAGTGGCAAGGCAAGTTTACGGCGTTTAGTAACCCAACAGTAGCTTCAACAATTTTAACAAACGTTTCGCCAATTGCACAACAAAATTACCAAACTAATGTACCAAAGTTTACGAGTGTAAATGAGAATGTAAGTGCAGTTTTATCGCAGTACGGCATAACAGGGCCAAATAGGGCAATATATCAAGGTTTTGGACTTAAAGTTGCTAGGGCTTTAAATAGGTTAGGCGGTGGGCCTGCATTGGTTAACATGATAAGCGGTTTAAAGGCGTACTACGTTTCAGCCTTTAATGCTAACCCTGTAGTGCTTGACGCTGTAACTAATATAATAACAGGTTCTACAACAGGGTATGTAAGTTAAGCTATATTTTTTTTTATTTTTTTTCTGTTTTATAGTTTATTAATGTCATAGTCCTAAGATTTTAAATATGAAAACTACAATTTTAACTATGAATTATTCTTCAATTAGAAACGTGGCAGAAGATATAGCTTGTATATTAAGAAAAAACGGAGAAATTGTTACAATTTCTACAATTCCGTATTTAATTCCACAAAGTGATAAATTAATTGTTTTTGTACCTTTTCACCCTCCTACACTTAACCCTTATCTTTACGCTTATAACCAATTTAAAAATACAAAATATTTTTATACAACTGCTGACGGAATACCAAATTTAGAAATTGTAAATAAATATTTATTACAAGATATAACTTTTATACCTAATTCTAAATTTACAGCTAAAAATTTGGAAGAAGTAGGTCTGAGAGTGGATTTACCGGTTTTCCACGGTATAAATTTTGATGTCGTTAAAAAAGCTGAAGAATTTGTACCGCAATTAAAAGAAAAAATAAATAAAGATTTTCCTAACGCAATAAAGTTTGGTATTGTCTCGGGTTTAACAAAGAGAAAAAATATGGATTTAATGTTAGAAGTATTTAGAGAATTAAATACAAAATATACAGGATTAGCAAAAAAAGTGCACTTTTTTGTAATTTCTCATAAACAATTTAAAGAATATGAAGTCCCACAAAATGTGCATTTTGTTAGCGAATTCGGTTATAACCCGAGAGAATATATTTTTGCTTTTTATTCAATTATGGATTATATAATTGTACCGTCAGGGGCAGAAGGTTTCGGTTTGCCAGTATTAGAAAGTATGGCAATGGGTACACCAGTTATTCATCAATTAATACCTCCTTTTGATGAGTTTACAAGTTGGCAATGGAATTTGTTAATTAAAAATGATAAAGTTGAAGAGTATTATGATAAAGACCACGGTCAAAAATGGCAAATTTATAAATTTAATACAGAAAATATGATAAATGCAATTTTTATTGCAACTGAATTAAAAGATAGAGAAGAAAGGAGTAAAAACTTAAAAGAATTAGCTAAAAATTATAATATTGAAAGGTTATATATAAGGTTTATGGAATAACATTTATTTCTTTTCATATATTTTTCTTTTTATTTCTTCAATTTGTGTTTTTAGTTCATTTTGGCTTATTTTTAGTTCTTCAATTTGTATTTTCAAATTTTGTAGTTCTGAGTCTACAATTTCTTTTACAGCGTCTTTTAACGCATTTTTAATTTTTATATAAAGTTGAATAATTGCAAGTAAAGTAGTTATTGTTGTTGAGGTAATTGCAAATATTAAAGTTATTTCATCCATCTTCTTCACCAGTTGTTGGGTTTATGTCCATGCCCGGCAAATTATTCATAGTGTTTGTTTGTATTGCAATAGGTTGCGGGTAAACTACCCTAAAATCACTTATTCCAATTTGGTTAGTTTTTGGGTCTTTTACTATGAGAAATTGAAAATAAAAAGTAAAACCTGGAATATATAAATCCACAATCAAAGGAAAATTTATAGTTTTTACAAGAATAATTGAATTTGGAAGATAACGAGATAAACCGTAAATTTGACCTTGTAATTCCAATTCTCTGATTTTGTCAATTGCTAACCTAACAATTCCAAACAAGTTTGCAAAAGGGTCTATTTCTTTCACAATTAATATTTTGCAAAAAGGAGATAAAAAATACTCAGTACCACCACGCTATATATAAAATATTAGG